TGGAGTGCCGCTTGGGTGTATGCGTCGTTGCGCCCCTGCTGGTCCTGCGTCAGAGCGTTGTTGTACGCTGCGGAGCCCTGAGAAATACCCTGGTTCGCCAACTGAGTCCGCAACCGGTCAGTTTGCTGGTCTAACTGCGGATTGATGCGTTGCAGGAGCAGATCAGTAGCGTTGTTGGTCGATTGCGTCGGGTCGTAGACGGAACCGGCAGCCGGAAGACCGTTCACATTCAGCGCCGAACCCATCCCGGGGACGCCGGACGTGTCAAAAGGCTGCGATAGGGTCGAATTCACACGTCCCAAAGCGGCATTCTGCGCCCCGAATAACCCTTGCTGAATCCCCATCTGCTGGTTGAACAGCGCCTGCATCTCAGGGGAGAGCGTGACAGTCTGGGTCCAGTTGTCCTGACCGCCGCCAGTGTAGAAGTCGGCAGGATTGGGAGCCTGACCCGCAGCGCCTCCACCAGTCCCGGGAACCCAAACATTCGTGTAGTTGTTCCCAGCATCGCCACCGCTATAGCCGCTCTGCTGCTGTTCCCAGTGCCCAGCGCTGCCAGGATTGGCGAACGACTGCCCATAGGCTTGTAGGGCTTGGTTGTAGGCGTCCTGGTTAAACGTTGGGGCGCCCGCATTGCTCCAACTGATCGAGCCCCAAGGCGTTACCTGATTGACCCGGTTCGCCTGCGTGGCGTACTTGGCCAGGTCTAGATTGCCTTGGGATGTGGCTTGCGCGGCTGCCGTGTAGTCGGGGACATCAGGCTTGCTGGAGCCGCCGCCGCTGAACTCAAGCCGGAACTTCGGCAACAACAGGTCAAGAATCGATTTCAGGATCATTTTTCCGCCTTAGCCAACGGCAATTCTCTTTGAACATGCGGTACACGAATATCGCCCCGCTCGGGTGGGAGCGCTCCATTCGCGCTTCAAATTCGAAGCCAAGCCCTTCCACGAAATCCCGGCTCTTCGGGTTGCCTTCCGCAACAAACACGGTGATTCGTTCCGCCTTCAATTGGCAGAACGGGTAGTGGAAGATCAGCCAGAGGAAATGGCGATTGGCCCAGCGACCACAAGCCGCCATGTGAGCCATCACGCCAACACCGTTAAAGTTCTCGTACAGAGCACCAGCGATCAACTCGCCGTCCTTCACGCGCCCAATCGCGGAACATCGGTCAGGATGCCAATTCAGGTCGATCTGCTTGGCAACCCAAGGCCCAACCACCGAATCGTCAAACGTCACCCAGGTATGACCATCCAAGGTCATCACAGGACGCCGCCCTTCTCGTACACATACGAGGTCATGGCCCACTCGACATCAGACAGATTGCTCTGCACCTTCATGCGGATCGCGGCAGCGCGGTAAATGCCGCCTACCGTCTTCCATCCCGATATCGGGCGCATCGATCCACCCCACACCATCGAGCCCCAGAACATGCTTCCCCAGACCATTCCGCCAGGCGCGGTGAAGCTCAGTACCCCGGTAGGGTCCTGGGGGATGAAATCCCCGTTGATGCTGTAGAGGATCGACGGGTTACCGTTCGATTGGATATACGGCTGAACCATCGTGAACGACTTGTTCAGCGCAGGAGAGCCGAAATACTGGAACGATTGCAGGGCGTCGGCGGTAATCATCGTCTCGCCGTCGATGTTCCCCCGCCATGCCAACTTGACCGAGTTCGAATCTCCGAACATCAAGCCAAGCGACGTGTTCCTGATCGTCCGCGCGTCCCACCCTGAGAACTTGGTCCACGCCCCGCTGATCGTGTTCATCACGTTCTGGTAGTTCGCACCAGACCCAGCAGGGATGTTCAGGATGATCGCGTTTTGGGCCGGGTAGGCACACAGTTCCCACCCGAAATTGTTCCCGTACTGCATGACAGCGTTCGATACGCTGTTGTTGATCTTGTCCGTGATGGCGATGTAGCGCGCCACGGAACTGGACAGGAGCGCCTTGCCGAGCGGGTAGACGCCCTGCTCGCAGATGACTTGCAGGTCACCGCCGAATTTCGTGCAGCAACGCCGACCGATGGGCTTGCCGATGTAGAAAACCCCGATCAAGGACCAGGAATTGACATCGGATGGATCGGTGCCCGCGTATACCGCAACCTCCCCCTGATCGCTGATAATGACCGCATGGTCATCCGCGCCGGCACCGGCATCCAGAGTCCAAGTGAAGACGCCGACAATCGATCCCCCCCGTTGGAACACCGCCCCGAAATCAAGCGCCGTAGCCGCCCCGCCGATAGACTGCACATCGAGGTACCACACGCGCATTGAATTGCGTTCCGTCATGAATAGACGGTTCTTGAAAACGCAGCCCTGAACAAGCAGAGTCGTAGTGACGCCAGTTATCGCTGGAGTAGATGCGGCATCAATTGCCGTCCAGTCCGTGCCGTCGTATAGCTGAGGTTTATCGACGCCGTTGAAGAGATAGAGGAAACTTCCCCCAGGCGTCGTGATAGACGCATCCTGCCAGCGGTTATTCGTCTGCCCGGTCACCACAGGAGCGCCTACAGGACCCTGCGTGGTCGCATCGAAAATGCTCCCACCAGACGCGGCAAACAACTCGTTTATGCCGTCAGGCGGGCAATACTCGACCACCGTCTCTACTGGGTTGGCATACCCCGTAGACCACTCCGTGTACCCTTTCCGAACCGACACCTTCGACGGCTCAGGCCACCAATTCGTCAGGATGACGGCATCCTGAGGCGGCATGGCGGCGATGGAATCGCGATCATTCAGCCCACCAACAGGCGCCGGGATCGAAGTCGCCCCGGAGGTCTGCCTTCCGATCATTGGTTAATCATCCAATTGCCGTCAGGGATATTCGCCGTGGACAGGAACAGCCGGCGCTGCGGTGCAAGGCTGATCTTCGGTGCGCTCCTGTCTTGAGCCTTAGCCTGCTCCAACAACCCTTGGAACTCCGCCAGTTCGAACTGGACATCAAGCCCTTTGGCTTGCTTGAACTTCAGCTTAAGGCCCGATGTCATCAGCGAATCATCGAATACACACGTATCCGTGTCCGCCGAGAACGATGTCTTCATGGTGCCATCAGCCCCGATGGCAAACGCTTTGCTGATGTACTCGAAAGACAGAATCAGCCCGTCAGGCGGGGGCGGGTACAACGTCAGCGTGTTCCCAAGGATGCGGAACCACTCCCACGGCGCAACATTGACGATGCCCGATTTCATGGTCTGCCACGCCTGCGGGGTCTGCGGACCTACCACAGGCCAGCGATTCGTCCTGTCCCATTCGGTCTGCGGAATCTGAGCCCGCCAGTCCGAGGGGAGCGGATATTATTCGTCCTGTCCCATTCGGTCTGCGGAATCTGAGCCCGCCAGTCCGAGGGGAGCGGATATTGAATCTGGGCGAACTGTAGATCGTTGGTTCCGCCTGAGTCAGCGGACATGTTCATCGTGATCTGGGTGGAGGAATCCACCGATACAATCTGAGCAAAGGGGCGAACGCCTACCCCGACGATTCCCCATTCCGAGGACAGCCCTGCGGTATCGGCCATTGTGACTATCGCGCTACCCGCTATCGTCGTAGCAGACATAGTGCGCGATACCGTGGTAATGATGTACTCACGGTTCAGACGTTGCCACTCGTCCTGCTTGCACATGTCCATCCCGAGTCGATTGATCAGGGCATTCATCTGCTGCACTTGCGGATCAGCGGACGAGATGATGGCATTCGGGGCCTGCAATGCCATCTCAAAGCAAGCCTGACGAATCAGCTCTAGGAGGGTCATTTACGCTGCTTCCCGCTCGGAATTGGGAGGACGGCCAGGCCCACGCTTGGGGGCCGCAGCCAGTTGTTGCGTCAGGGCGTCGATCTGCTCTTGCATCAGCGCCATCTTTTCGATTGCTTCGTCCCGCTCTCGTGCTGCCTGAGTGGCTTTGGCGAGGTCGGCAGACGATTCCAAGTACTGCCGCGCGCTGTTGCGCAGTTGGATGTACCCGGGACCCATCTTCTGGAGATTGGTGTCAGAAACCTGAACCAGTGTCTCTACCGTCGCGATCCCCTTGTGCTTGAGTTCCAACGTCTGGGACCGGGATATCAGGTTCCATTGCTCCAGCGGGGTCCCCTCTTGGGACATTTGCTGACCCTGTTGGTACGCGTTCCAGCACTTCGGGAAGCGCTTCTTGTCCTGCTCCGTCGCAATGCGCACGATCACCGTATGCGTGTCGCCAGGGGTCTGAATGCGGATGAAATCCTTGTCATCAAAGACGGGACGACCTTCGTCCTTGGTCTTCTTGTTGTTCTGGATTGCATCCTGAAAGAACTCTATGAGAGCGCCGTCTTCTTGGTACATGTTTTCCTCTATCGGGTTGCCGATGAATGAAAAACGGGGCACTAAGGCCCCGTGTTGGTGATGGTCAGCCAGTTACTACGGCGTAACCGTGGTTGCGATTTCGATTTCAGTCGTGCCGGAGCCGGTGCCAGTCACATCACCCGTCAGAGTGACCGTGATTTCAGCGCCCGAGGCCGCATCGATGGCCTGCGCCACTTCCGACGCGAGAATGGCCGGCATGCCCAGCGAAATAAAGCGGTTCGGATCGGTAGCCATATCGCCCCCTTACACCGAAGCGGCGCCGAACCAACCCTGATCGCCGGTTGCCATCGCTTCAGGAGGAGATTTGTAGCTTCCTCCAGTAGCCGCCGCGATAAACGTGGTGGTGTTGACGGCGCACACAGCGGTGCTGGCGCTGATCGACGCGCCGGCCTGGGCATACACATACCGCTTGCCGTCCGTTCCCCATGCCTGAGAACCCAGACGATGCGAATTCCGGGTACCCAAGTTGCCAGGAACAACCTTGTGCAGGATGTCCACCCCCAGTTTCGGGGTATCGGTGAAGATAGTTGCCATGCTGAGCTCCTTAGTCCACGAGGATGCCGTTGAACTGAGCGCCAGAGCACGACAAGTTGCCGTACCAGCCGATCAGACGGACCACCGCGTCTTGGTTGACGGATTGACGATCATTGCCCAGCGGCACGAATTCCCGGCCACGCATCGGCCGGTACTTCAGATACTGGGAGTTGATGAAGTACATCGTCTTCGCGGGCATGTTCCCGCCGATACCGCCGTCGAAAATGACATCAGCATTAGCGCCAGCCCCGTAGTACTTCAGGGAAGTGAAGCCAGCGCCGGCCAAGCCTTCGCCCGTGTCGTTAGTGACACGTTGGATGGCCTGAATGGCCGACTGGTAGTCGTTGAACGCCTCGTTATCGGCCACGATCAGATCGACACGATCAGTGCCGCGTGCGGTAGCCAGCGCCAGGAGATTCATGCCTTGCAGGATCGTTGCGGGAGACATGCCGGCGCCGACATCCGACGTGCAGGAAATCACCTGATTACGCCAGAACGCCCACGTAGCACGATCGATACCGCCGTAGGTACCGGTCGTCGGAGACGAGGAAATCGCGGCTTGTAGGCCGGTAATGTCCTTGCCGCCGTTTCCGGTGCCATCGCCGTACAGGCCCGCCGAAATGGAGTTTCGCAGACGCGTTTCCGCGACCTGAATCCGGCCAGCCAGGAGGTCAATCATCTGCTCCTTGCTGCGGTTCTGGGCGATTTCCAGGCCGTTGATCGTCACCGCTCGCGCGTACTGCTTGAAGTCGAATTTCGCGGCGGAAATGGGGGAATCCGGCGTAATGTCGATCGTGTCGTAGGCACTGTACGATCCCGAGGAATTGTCCCCGTCGTCGTACATGATTTCTTCCATGATCTCCGTACCGCCAGATACGGGTTTGATGTTGCCTCGCTGGCGAAGCTTCATCAGAAGAGCATTGTTGTGCTCCAGGTTGTCTGCCAGAGCGCGATTCCGGGCCTCAATGGTAGTGGCCATCAGATCGCTGACTTGCGCATTTGCAAAAGCCATGTTTAACCTCGCTTGTTAAATTAGTCCGTCCATCGCGGCAGCAATCGTGTCCTCGATGGACGCGTTTTTGCCGAGCTTGGAAACCTGAGATGCTGCCGTTCCCTTCACACCCGACGCGGCTGTTTGAGCTCGCTTCTGGCGCGTTTTCTGAGCGGCTTGTCTTTCGGCTTCTGTACGCTGACGATCAACAAGGGTTTTCCTGATGTCTGGTCGCGCCCATACTGCCTTTTCGTAGGCGTCGTGGAGGTTTTGCACAATGCCGGTTTGCAGCAATTGCGCCATGTCGTCCTTGACGGCCTGGAAAAACTCGTTCTTCGGATCAGAGGCGAATTTCTCAATCTCGCTCTGAACCGCCGATTCTTGATGCGTCTGCACGGTCTGCTGGTATTCAGCACGCGCCGCGCGCTCCTGCTGTAGCTGTTGTTCGAGAGCGAACATGCGTTGGTCGGCCGGCGTAACCGTAGCCGCCT